ATGTCGTATTTTCTCCGTAAGCACAAAATCGTGTGGCAATATACATAAAATCCCAAGACTCACTAAGAGAAGTAAAGTCAGTAGTAGTGGCATCATCACCAATAATCAAACTTGCAAACAGTCTATACTTAAAATAAGAAGACCTTACCTTATTGCCCGGAAGAATCAGTCCAATTCTCTTCGTTTGTAAGCTAATTGTTCCATCGCTAAATCCATTACAGGCTACATTGGTTACATCTTGAAAGTGTTTTGTCGTTGTATAGGTGTTTGTTCCGCTACCTGAAACATCAATTGTCTCATTAATAGTATTCCCGTCATAATCTGTTCCCGTTAATACAACAGTATCACCGGCCCCAACAGTGCAACCATTCAAAATTACATCTATTTTTCCGATAATTCCACTTTTCTTAAAGGGGCACTCTATTGGCGTCAATGATGCCGCCGGAGTAGTCGGCGACAGCATTACATAGGGAGTAGATATATCATAAGAATATACATCGGAAATTTTTGCTCCCGTTCCGGTAATGTTAAAGTGGTGATATAGCTTCTGAACCTTACTTCCGCTATTTGCCCCGCCCTCAGTTACTCCCGTAATATCAGTAAGTCTCATTCTTACGATATAACCGGGTCTTGAGGCTGAACCATCAGAAGCACGCCAATCAGCTGGCGGTGTCCATTTAACTATTTGAGTTCCTGATTTTGTTATTGCGTCCCCATTCTTAACCCTCAAGGTATACCAAGAACCTGCCGCTTTATACTCCCAAACAATTGAAGGAGACCCGTTCATTGGTGTTCCCACTTGAAGCTTTACTCCAGAAAATGGCTCATTTAGTCTGAACTCAAAAGTATCTCCTACACTGGGAGAATCGCTAAAATAATCAAAATCAGTATTAGACCTTCCCCCCGAATGCTCTCCGCCGTCTGTGGTTGTGGTAAGAAGCGTATAGGGGAACTTGTCAAAATCTAGCCATGTTTCCTCAAATGTTACTGTCGGCATTTTAGTATTTGTTCAATAGTGCTAATCCTTTTTTTAATTTTTTCTCTATCTAGTTGATAATATGGATGAAGGCCCTTCCCTGCTTCTATCAGCTCCTCTTTGGTTGGTTCTGGCATATTAAGCATCTCTTCCAAACTCTCTTTTTCTTGTCTTAACGCCTCTAAATCAATTTTTTCCTCTACCACCCGATACTTTTTGGCGGTTTTCTCATCAACTTTTTTAATCTGTTCTTTTCCTACAAAAGAGGAAAGGTCAATTGTTTTTGTTAAATCTGCCATAATACACCTCCTTTTTAAATTTCTGCTCCGGAAACGTGAATTGTAATTTGGTCTGCGGTTTCTGCCAGCGCCTGAATTGTGTCTCCCGCCGATAGAACCTGAAATCCGTTCCAGTGAACAAAATCATTAGCTGGAACATTCCACTGATAAAACATTACATTTTCATCAGTCGGGCTGTCCCCATTGGGAACTAGCCACAAAGAAACATAACAATCTGCGTTTGAATTATTACAGACATGTATATCTTTAACAATAGTTATTGTATTAGCTGGGACAGTATAAAGAGTTTCTGCTGTTGTCCCTACTGCCTGCCTAGCTAAATTTTTCTCTTGAAACGCCATACTTCACCTCCCCATCATAAAATTATAACGCACAATGTCTCTATTGTTTACCGATAAACTCTTTGCTCCTAAATCCACATCTTGGTTAGCGCCAGAATACGGCACAAACTGGTTTGAAATCACCTCAAGAGTGGTGGGCATTGCCCAACGGGTCATTGAGTTATTTTCGTAATAAATGGTCAGCGACGGGTCATTTCCTGTTCCCGTTACATGAGCATAAACCTTGCCGATAACCCTGCTTCCTGATGCCGGAATAACATCTTCATCCAAGATTAAGGGAACAATATACTGCTGTTTAGTTTCGCCGACAATATCGCTATAAGAAGAGGTGGCCAAAACCGTTTCTGAATTATCGCTTTTTCTTTCTACCAACTGCCAATAGACTTGAATGTCCTTATTGCCGCCGGTTTTCTCCAAATAGATTGAGAGGTTGTAAATCCCAAGAGGTAGAATTGTCGGTGTCTGCCCGTCGGGGCTTATCCAGCCGGCAAGATAGTCTCCATCAGAAATGCCATTTTTGGAGATTGACTGCTGGGTATCACTTAAATCGGCAATATCTATCGTTGTCAGCTTATAATCATCTACCCCAGAATCAGTGTCTGTCACATACCAGTCAACGATAAGAGACGATACGGCACTGTCCACATATCGCTTGTTAACAAATTGGTCTAGATTGTTAAAGTCGGAAATTTCAGCATCAAGCAGAGGAATGCCACTAGAAACTGTTTGAGGAGAGGATTGGTCAAGTTTAAGATAGCGGGCATCAAGATTGGTTGTGTCAATTATTATTTCACCATCGCTGTTTACTATAATTCTTTTTAGCGTCTGACTAGTCGGGTCATATCCTACTAACTCAACTGCTAAAACATCAAAACTATCATCTACGGAGCGATTTAAAACTATTTGTTCGCTTCTTGAAATGTCTGATTTGTTCTTTGTTATTGCCATTAGACTGCCACCTTTAATTTTCCTTCATTGGTAACAGTAATTCTTTTTAGGGTTTGACTATTTGGGTCATAACCCAGTAATTCAACCGCTAATACTTCAAAATCATCATCTACCGTCCTGTTAAGAACTATCTGTTCGCTTCTTTCTATATCTGACTTATTCTTCGTTATCGCCATCTTTTCCTTTCCTTATCAATTCTATCCAGCCGAGCCATAAACCTAACGAACTCGGCTATCTTAGCTAATTTTACATTAACTGGTGAATTTTGGCAATTGGTTGCTTTTTCAGCCTGTTTTATAAACTCTTTAAATGTTTTTTCACCGTCTTCAAGTTCTCCAGACGCCACTTTTTCCCGATATGCTTCCTCTATAGTTTCCACATCTTCCTGATAAGAGACATCAGGACTATCCCAGATTTTTTCAATTCCAAAGAATTTAGCCGTATATGGCACTCCCATAATATCCCGATAAACTGCAATGGGAACATCTGTTTCTGTTCCTTCATCACCAGCGCTTGCTTCCGGAATTTTTGGCTCTGGTGCTTTTTCTGCTTCAGTCCTTTCCTTTTTTACCGGCTTGCGAAAAGTGATTGTATCTTTTTCTTCAGAAATTCCAGGTTTGTTCTTCTTTGCTTCGTCCATATTTCTGCCTTTCTTCTAACTTTCTAATAGTCATATTTTCCACTTTTGCCCCGTGCTTCAAAAAATAGTGGTGAAGCCTTTTTGGCACTAATACCATTCTGCCAGTCGGATACTTGGCCAGAATATCATCAACTAATTTTAAGTCAGAACAATAACCAATATGGTCTTTTTCTTCTCTGAAGCCGCCAACTGCCAAAATTGCTTTTCTTTTTACCATCATATCGCCAACATCAAAAACCCCATTAAGGACAGAAGTATCGCCGGTAAAGGGAATTAAAGGTGCTTTATAGGGATTTAGTTTGTCCAAAGAATGAATGTCAAGGGTTGGAAGATTAACTCCTTCGTAAACAAGCCTTCCGCAGTAGCTGATTAAAACATCATCAGAAGAATGAGGCTTCATAAGTTCCTCAAGAAAGTGCGGGTCCCACAATCCATCGTCATCACGAAAAGCAAACAAGTCTCCTTTTCCCTTTTTTACCGCCCTGTTTCTGTTAATTGTGTAATAATCTGATTTTCCCTCATTGATATATTTAAATCTCTTATCCTTTTTAACGAAGCCCATTGATATCTGCCGGGTATTGTCAGTTGAGCCGTCATCAGAAATAATACATTCCCAGTTCGGATAAGTCTGCCACAAAACAGACTCCAGTGCTTTCGGCAGAGTATCGGCTCTATTCCAAGTAGCAACGCAAATGGTAATCAGCGGCTTATTTTCTGGCATTTTTCTTCCTTTCTTCTTTAGCCGGCAAATAGCCAAGAACATCTGCCTCATTAACTACAATAAAATGATAATTCTCATCTAGATATTCGTCTTCAATCTTGTTTCCAACTCCAGCCTTCCAGTAAATAAAATCTCCCTTTTTAATTGTGCATTCTGGTCCAACTTCTACAGCAACGCCATATGTGGCAATTTTCAAGTCAATCATTTCTTCCGGCAGATAAACACCGCTTTCTGTTTTTTCCTGTTTCGGAACTTTAATTAAAATGTCGTCTCTTAACATTTTTGGCAGTCTCATTTATCACCACCTCCTTTCGCTATTATCTTTCTGAAAATTTGGTCGTGTTTTTCAGCCCAAGTATCCCAAGTAATATCCTTAACTTGATTATACAACTTCATTTTCTTTTGCAAATGCCGCTTGATTGCTTTAAGAGCTGAATCAACATCGCTGTTTTTATATTCTGTATGAGGAAACATATCTACATTACCTATATCTGGAGCAATAACTGGCACTCCGCAGGAAAGAGCTTCAATAACTGGCATTGGACCACTCTCCACCTTTGAAGGAATAAAAACTACATCAAGATTACGATAAAATCCTGGCATTCTCTTGTAAGGATACATTCTGCATTTTGTAGGCCATCCCCTACCAGCAAAAACAAACTTGACATTTTGAGGAACTATTTTCATCAATTTCTTGACAAAGTTAACATTTTTTCTATCGGTAATTTTGTCAGTTTTTCCCACAATCCCGACCTTCAAAACAGGGTAAAACAGCTCTTTGTCAAAACCAGGAATAATCATCTCCACCCACTTTGCCCCAACTTCTTTCAGTTTTTTGACATAGCGATTGGCCGAAGTAACTGCTAAATCACAATTCTGGGCTGCTTTGACCCAAAGTAATGCAAGCGTCGGATGTTTCGGCTGATAAGCGGTGAAATAGCACATATCAAATTTGCTTTTGTCGGCAAAGAAAGCGTAACTCATATAATAGTTAATATCAGCATTCTTTGAGGGTTGGTCGCTCACAGAAACATAATCCAATCGCCGTTCTATTTCTCTGGCATATTTTTCCAGAATCCAACTGTCAAGTTCAACAACAATATGAACCTTCATTTTACTGCCTCCAATTTTGCATAAATCGTGTTTTACTGCTATAGCCATCTTTCTGCTCCGACAGCTTTTAGTAATTCTTCCAACTGCTCTTTCTTTGTCCGCTCATCTATAGCGAACAAGTATTCTGACATCGGCACATTCAACCGATTGTCAAGAATAAACTTTCGCATTGTGTCTCTGGTTATATTCCAGAACTGCCAGATTTGGTCTGGGTTCAATTCCGGCCGGTTGTAGATTTTAATTGCTACTGCTTCCTGATAGAGTTTTCCAATTTCATCTACCGAAAGCATGAGCGCTCTCATTGAGTATTTCGGGTGGAATTCTCCCCGCCTTATCAGAATGGCGTCGCCGATGCTAATTATCCCTTTACAAACCTGTTCAACTGCTTTTCTCCAGTCAGGTTCATCTTTCATCATTTCGTGCTTGCCTAAAATCATTGAAACACAGCGCTTGTTGATTGAAGCGACAGCATCTTCAAAAGGAATATCCCAGGGCTGCCAATCCGGCAATTCAAGGGGCTTTCCTGCCAAAAGGATACTGGCGTATTTAACTTCATACCATTGCTGACTGCATTTAACCCGGTCAAGAGAATTAACAGCAAAAACTTCATTTTCCACTGCTGTTTTTACCCGTTCAATTGCTCTTTTGGTCTTTCTGTCTCCACCAACCAGCAGCAGGTCATAATCATTTCTCGGCTTTCCTTCGTAAATACAGCCTTCACCCTTTCCGTAAGCACCATACAGCACAAGGCTTTCAAATTTGCCTTTGCGGGCTGCTTTAATTATTTTTTCAATATCTTTTTGGACTATTTTGTCCCCTTCTGGAAACGGCGTGTATCGCATAGCGACCTCCCTTCATTTTTTTCAGGATAATTAACACCAACTAAATCACAAATTGTCGGACAAATATCCTTTAAATTAGCTTCTGCTATTATACCCTTGTTTTTGTTGTCTATCACAATAGCCATTCCCCGCATCTCATCAACATTATCTAGTCTATCTATGTCGTAGCCGTGCATGGCTTTGGGTGCATCTTCAGCAGAGTGGAAGTGGCAGGGTGAAACTAAAACTCCCGGATAGGCTTGCCAGATTAAATCTCCTTGAGCAGGGTTTGGTGACTTAATGAATCTGCCAAATTCATTGAGTTGCCGGTCATTAACTATTTTGTCCAAAACATTCGGATTGAATACCCAAAACTGAACAGCAGCAGATGACTTTAGGCAGAGATAATCCCAGCCTTCCAAATAAGGGGAAAAATCAAGAACCAAATTAACCCGCTTTTTTACATCCATCATTCCGTGGTCTCCAAAGACAATAAGATTGACCTTGTCAAATTCCTTTCTTGCTTCAGAACAAACCCTTTCAACTATTCTGTCAGCCCAGAAAAGAACATTGCGAAATATCCTTGAGTTTGTCCCGTAAGTGTGAGCCATTTGGTCAGTTTCAGAAATTTGCAGATAGTAGAAGTCTTTGTGGTCTTTTAAGCCGTCAAGAATAAAAATCTCTCTTGGTCCGTGTGTTGTTCTGCCTTTGTAAGAACGGATGCCTAAAGCAAGACAGCCTTCAAACTGCCAGGTTTTTCCTTCCTGTCTCATCTTATCCCAGATGCTTTCAATTCCAAAACTAAATGGTTTAATATCAGGAAAAACATCTTCAGTCATTGCCAGCCTTGACCTTAACAAGGCGGGCATATTAAATGTCGGCTCATAGTAGGCTCTTTTGTATCCGGGCTTCATTAAAGAGAAAGCAAATAAGTTTCCGGTAGTTTCTGGTCCTGCTCCAGTCATAAAACAGCTTCTTTCGCAGTATCCGCCGGGATTAAATAGTTTTCTTGCCCAAATTCCCCTATCTTTCAACAGCCACAGATAGGGTGTATCTACCGGGTTTAGATAATCCCATCTAAAGGCATCAAGCAGAATTGCAATTGTTGTTTCTTTCATTTTTTTGCCTCCTTGAATAACTTCTCCCATTTTTTCCAATGCTTCTGGATAGTATAGTTCTTCAAAACATGCTCCCTGGCTTGATTAGCGACCCGCAGACGGGTTTTTTTGTCTTCAATAAGCCAACATAACTTTGCGAACCATTCTTCCTCTTCTCTGGCGAAAAATCCTGTTCTTCCTTCTTTAACCACTTTCAAATACGGCTCCCAAAAAGCATAAACTCCAGGAATTTTTCTCAGCGAATACTCGTAATACTTGATTGAACTTTTTGAGCGGTTAAATGCAGACGGATAAAGCGGAGCAACACCAATGTCAAAAGGAATTGATTGCCAGATTTTTACCCATTTCGGGAAATGTCTGGCTCCTGATAATGGCATTAGTTTATCCTTTGGCAAATAGCGATAAAAATCCTCAAAAAACGAGCCGATACAGGCAAAGTAAACATTGGGGTATTTTAGCAAAATTTTTCTCAATGCCCAAATAAAGGGAGTTTTAAAAATATCAGCGAAATGTGTTGCCGAACCTTGATAGCCAATCACTATTTTTTCTTTATTATCAGGAACTTTCTTCTCATTGTATTTATATGTTTCCGGGTCAATGTAGTTCGGCAAAACCACAATCGGCTTATTCGGCCTGACCATCTGATAAGTTTCTTTCAAATGCTCGGTGGAAACTGTCAGAATATCAACATCAGCAATAATCTTCATCGCCACTTTAAACGGTTTGCTCTCCAGGTGATAACGGAGTCTGGCGGGATTCATTTCATCAATATCCAAAAGATTGTCGTCTATGTCCATAATATGGCGACAGCCATAGGCTTCACAGGTTGCCCTGATATAGGAATATGTCTTCGGGTCATCTAAATAAGAAGTATAGATTATGTCAAAGTCTTTGCCGGCTTCTTCAAAACTCAAACCTTCTTCGTATCCCTCTACAAGCTTGTTTACAAAAGTAACTTCGTGTCCATTTTTTAGAAGCTGGGTAAGCGGATTTTTAATTCTCCACCAGTCAACGGCGGCCAACCTTGCCTTCCCGTCGGAAGATTTGTAATGAGTAAGAACTCCTACAACTTTTAGTTTATCGCCAGTATTTTTCATTTGGAAAATATCTTTTAATGATAGACTCAAGTCTTTCTGCTTCCTGCAGGTCTCCCCGCCTAACCGCTTCCACTAGTTTTTTCCTGGCATCTTCAAGCATAGTGTCCTTTGATTGGCGGTAAATCCTGTCAAGAAGTTTCTTGCGGTTTTTAGAACCGCAATACTTGCGGGCTTCTCCCGCAATCTTTTCAAGGTCTTTGTCTCGTGTTGTTTTAAATTTTATAAATACCATTTTTTCAGGTGTTTTGGGGCGGGAGGCTAACCCCACCACCAGATTATGATTGTCCGGTTGCTCCAGATTTAATCTCCACAATCCACTCAGATACTAATTGTTTGGGAGCGAAAGTCATCGCCCAACCAACAGTGTAGTATCTGTCTAGTGGGTTGCTGGTGTCCTGAGGACCTGGAGTTTTGACATAGATTTTCTTCTCGTCTCCCTCCAAATCAGTGACACCAATAGCGTTCTTGCCGTGGACGAAGGTATGCATAATGTCAGCATTGCTTGCACCTCCATTGGCTGTCTCTTTCTGGTTTGTGGTTTCTAAGAACCGAACACCATGCAATTCTCCGAGTTCTCCCCGGTAAAGGTCTTTTACATCGGAATAGGTTTTTGCATTGACCCAAGTGGTATCTCCCATTAAATCATAGGAGCAGTATGGGCCAGTTTTACCGATGAAGAAACCATCGTCATACCTTTGAGCCTTGTTGACTTTCAAGGTTCTGACGGCTTTTCGGATTTCATCGGAGCTGAGTGTATCGGTAATGGCCACAGCAGTAAGAGAAGACTTTCCACCAGCAAGTTGAGCAGTTCCACCAACCAAGGCGTGGTCTCTTACCAACTGGTCTCGGCTTTCACCAGCGTTTTGTCCGAACAGTTCAACAGCTGATTTCAGTTTCGGGTCAATTGCCGTCAATGAAAGCAGCTTTGAGATTTGGGTAAAGCTCCCAAACTCAGAGACTGTTACGGAAACATTGCTGGCGACCAATGAGACCGGGTTGGGGTTGCTTCCCTCAGTCAAAGCTGAGGAAATGATTGATAAAGGAGTGTATCTAGTGAAATACACTACTTTACCCTCGCCCTGGGGCAGTGGTCGCTGCTGCGCTCCTTCTTCGTGGACCAACCAATGCTTAGCGACATCTATGAACAACCTATCGTAATAGGTTTGCATAAGAGCGCTAAGATTAGTTGTCTTTGAAGTTGTTGCCACCCTTTTTCACCTCCTTTCAATATCCATAACCAGCTTTCGGCAAGAGCTTCTCGGCTTCTTCTGCCGTAATTTCTCCCCTTCTTAATGCTTCGGCTATCTCTTCTTCGGTTGACAGCCTTTTCTTGGGGGAAGCCGTTGGCGAAACCGCTGCTTCAGCCATCGATTTGGCCATTTTAGCAGTCGTTTCCGCCTGCCCTTTGGTTTTTGCTTTTTCTCTAGCCACCTTGATAACTTCCCAAAGCTCAGATGGCTTTTTCTTTGGCAAAAACCGTCCTCTCTCGTCAGAGTTAACCTCGGCTATAAGTTCAGCGAATTTTTTGTCGAGGTCTTTATCATATTCCGGCGAATCAGGATTTAGTTCTGGCACCTCCCTTGAGAGCTTCTCAAGCTCGCCAGCAAACTCATTGACCGCCTTTTCAAACCGCTCCTTTTGGCGGGTTTGTTCAACCACTTGCCGTGCTTTAAGTTCGGCAATCGCTGCTGCCCGCCTGTTCAACTCGGCTTGCAGTTCCTCTACAGAGACCTCCGCACCTGGCTGAAGGATTGAACTACCCTTTTGCCAAGGCGGCTGCGTCCCGATTCCGAGAATTTCGCTAACCGCTTCGGATTGAGGCTGTTGTTGAGCCTCCCCATAGGTCTCGGCTTTAGCGCCGGTCTCCTTCAGTTTTTCAATGAGCTGCCTGATTCGGCGCTCTGTCCGAGTGGACTTTTTCTTTCCTCCTTCTTCTTCAGCTTCTGTCTTGGATTCCGCAGAAGTGGCCGCTTCTTTGGTCTCCTTGACTTCTGCCTCCGATTCCGGAGTCGCTTTTGGTTCTGGAGCTTTTACTCCTTCACCTTTGGTTGGCGAGTCCACGCTGGCCTCTTCCCCAGCGTTGAGGACTTTGTCCTCTACTGCCTGTTGTTTTTGGTCAGCCATTGTGACCTCCCTGTTCAGACCCAGATAATCTGGCGGGTCGTCCTCCCAGCCAACCCTCTGGCCAAAAGGGCTGGTAGGAGAAGCCGCTGCCCTTAGCTTCTCCTATCAACCCTCTTGAGGATTGGTTCTCCATTCTTTTTATATCCGACTAGTCTTCTCTTCATTCCTATATAGACAGCATGTTCAATCGGACAACTTTTACAAACCAAATATGGACCCTGCTGAACCCATTGGTGTCCAGCAAGTCCCGGCTTTGTTAATGGTTTTAACTTTTCCCTGTCAATTTCAATGTGCAGACCATCATTTTTTACTTCGCTTTGTAAATCCGAGCTGGACTTTGCAGATTCGGATTGCTTGTTGTTTGTTAAAGCCATGTTTCATTACCTCATTAACACAACGCTCCATTTTTGCCACATTGGCTGGCGAGTCACCGCCTTTCTCTTTAGGTATCCCATAGGGCATATTATTTAGCCTTTTTTGCTGCTTTCTTTTTAGGCTCCGGCATATATCCTTTTTCCCTTAAAGCCCTTTTAGCAGCATATCTTGATATTTCCTTAGCAACTATACCTTCTCTGGTTGCCCTAGCCAAGCCAATTAGGAATGTGCCAAGTTTATCCACGGCTTTTCACCTCCTTTTTCTTTATTTCTTCGCTTTCCAGCCATTCTCCGGTAGCTTCAATCTTGTCAATGATATCCTGCAGGTGGCCAGCCGCAATTCTGGCTACCAAACATTTAACTCCGAATTCTTCAATTCCAAGTTTTCCCTCCATTACAGCAGCAATATCATCTGCCTGAGACAGCAGAGCCTGAATTTTCTTTTCAATTACCTGATTTTTCAAAACCTTCCAGTAATTGCTGTGTGCCAATTCTCCCAATGCCCTGTCAACCCGTTCGGTGTCTACGGGAACTATCTCCCTTAAATTCTTCAGGGCTTCATAAGTGCTTGGTTGTTGTTTTTTCTTTGCCATTTCAGCCTCCTTGCCCAAAAATCTGGGCTGCTGCTTGTCTAATCATCGGGTCTTGAATTTGACTTAAATCAATCTGCGGTTGTGCCGGCTGTTGTCCCTCTCCAGCCACTCCCGGCTGCTGCCTTTCGACCGCTTCAGTAATGATTTGGTCTGCATCTTGAATTCCTGAAGTGGTAATCCAGCGCTTAATCAGTTCTGCCATATCAATATCCTTGCCTTTTTCCCTCATTGCTTCAATCAACACTGGTGTTTTGACAAGGATTGACAGAATTCCGCTTAAAGCCTGATTTTCCAGCGCCGTGTCACGGGCTACTGTTGAGCCAGAATCAAGGAAGAATTTGAATTCTCCCCTAATTGCCTCCGGCTTAATGGTTACCTTGCCAAATTCTCCGCTCTCATACATTTCCACAATGTCCGGATAAACTTCTTCAATCTTTTGAATTTCTCCTTTAAACAAGTTTAAGTCAATCGGTTTTTCCTGTTTTTTAGCCATTAAGTCAATCATTCTGTCATAAAGTTCTGAAAGCGCTTCTTCAAGCGCCTGTCTTTCCCAAGAATCAGCAGCGGATTCTCTAATTGCCTGCATCTTTAAGGCTTGAGGAGTTTTCCCCATCGTCGGTTCTACACTTCTCAATGTGGACAAATCAGTAGTTCCAAGCATGTTGTTGAGCATTGAAACCAATAGTCCAAAAGCATTGTTGAAAGTTGCCTGTCCGGTCGGACTTAATTGAAGCTGTCTGATTGAATTGGGTATTGTCTCCTGCCAGAAAACTCCGGGCGTCCATTTAATTGAAGACGGCACAACTCCCTGCCGGTTGTAAATAATCGGGGGGAATAGCGAGTATTTAATTGAGTCCAAGTAAAGGTTAATCAGCGAGTTTGTAGCCTTCTGCATTGGTGAGCCTCTCTCAATGTCCCCAAATCCGAAGTAGCGGTCAAGCAAAGGAATTGTTTCCTTCATAATCACCGGCAATTGGTCATTGCCATGGGGGTTTTCAATTTCCCGGAGAATGCCAACATCAGGATACTCCGGCGCATATGTTACCCATCTGTCCCTTTCATACTTTGTCCTTAAAAGCAATTGAGCAAACCTTCCTTTTCCGCCGTAATCATCGCCTCCCCAGGTCTGCTGGGGATATGACCTATACGGATAAGAAGACTTGCTTTTTCCTGTTTTGTCTTTAATTTCAGACAGCAATTTGTCAATGTTTTTCCAAGTTGCTTTTGGTCGTGATTCAATCCAGTCAACTGAAACAAAACTGTCAACAAAGCAGTAATCCATGTCGTTGATTTGATAGACTCCGGGCTGCGGATACCACTGCCTGACGGGGATAAGCCAAAAATCTGGTCCAATGTATTCGTCAGAAATTCTATAATCAACTAAAACCGGCATTGAGCCGTAGATGTGAGAGTAAATTGTCCAGAGCTTCAATTTAGTCAAAAATCCAAATTGAGCGTTAGCATGCTTTTCAATGTAATACTGACGGATATAATCCATCAGAAGGGATTTTCCCTTGTCGTTTCTCTGGTCAAGTGCCTGGACTTTTCCAGACGGCGGTTGTGCCAAAATCCTTTGCGTCCTTTGAATTATTGCTGTAGAAAGATGGGCATCGTTTACCTGGGATTTTGCTGTTTCTTCTGCTAATTCTCCACTCTCTAAATTGAAAAACAGCTTTTCCCTTTCATCCCAATCAGTTCGGAGTCGAGAAACTGCATCATCCGCCTGGGACCACTCCGCTTGCAAATCTTCAACTCTAATTTTTTCTGTGGTCCTTGTTATGACAGAAAAATCTTTCTTGGTGCTGGTGGTTTTCTTTTTCTTCTTTTTTGCCATTTTCAAACAAAAAAAGCCCCGATCTTTGTCGGAGCCTAAGCCGAAAGCTCTCGGCTGACTGTTTTGATTATATCCATAAACAAAATAACTTGTCAAGTATTGTTCGCAATTTTGTTGTATAATATATATGGTCGGGTGGTCTAAGACCTAGTCCAAGCTGATAAACTTGGATACCCGAAAAGGGACCTGACCTCATTTTCTTTTTGGTCCCCAATTTATTTTTGCTACATCTGGCAAATTGTCTTTTTATTTCTTGCGCAAATAGACTTTTTTGTAGTTGCGCTGAAGATAGAGAGTTCGTATATGTCCTTCCCCAAATTTCAGGGTAATTGTCAAGTTTCCTGATTTTTTCTTTTTGTGGGCATCCTTGATTTCCGACAAAACTACTGCAGTGGCTTCGGTATTTTTTCCTTTTTTAAATCTCAATTGCTGGAATTGATTGCCTTGAATGGAGACAATTTTTCCTTCGTGAACTTGAATCCACAAGGAGATTGTCCCAAATTGAAGTTTCTCAATTGCTTTTTCCAGTTCAGCAAAGGGTATCAGGTTGTGGGCAGAAACCTCCTCCATTTTAGTAAAACCCGTTTTCATCAAATAACTGCTGAGGCGGAATTTCACCTTCCGAAAAAGCTGCTCCCCGTAATGACCACAAGGCATAACGAATACCATCCATATGGTGATTGAAAATCGGGCTTGGCTCGTTAATTATCTTGCCGTCTTTATCGGTTAGCCAAAGATAGTTGCGATATTCCTTCCAGACATTGACGCTTCTCTTGGTAACGCTAATTCTTTGGTCCTGAACAAACTGAATCCCTGCCAAAACAGAATCTTTCCCTTTTTCGCTGGGCATAATCATAACACCGTAACTCTTGATTTCGTCAATACTCTTTGGCTCGGCGGAGTCGGCAACCACTAAAGCCTGAGGTAAATTGAGAAAAACATCTGCTATCTGTTTGTTTGAAAGTCCCTTTTTGTATGCTACTTCATCAAGAATGTAGCCGCCATTGTAGTAATAGACAGCACCAATGGCGGTTGGGTCATTGCTGTAACCAAAATCAAGCCAATAGCGCTCAAGTCTTGCCTCGTGTGGTATTTCGTCAATCATTTTCCACCCGGTGTAAATTCTTCCTTCCGGCTCACCAAGCTGACCAAGTCCGTAAACCTGCCACCACAACTTATTTTCTTTTCTCGCCTCAATTGCTTTAACCACTTCTGGCGGGCAAGCTTCGTTGTCTTTATAGGTCAAGGTTATAAAATCCACATCTTTTCGCTTGCCCAATAATTCTTCATAAAACCAAAATTCAGCAACAGGGTTCCAGTCAAGCCAAATGAACTTTCTTGTTCTTACCTCAAGCTGGGTAAAAATCTCGTAGGAGACATTGTTTGCCTCGTTGAGAAAAAGAACGTCTCGTCTTGGACCTCTTACTTTTCCCGGCTGGTCTGCTGAGAAAAACTCAATCTTGCTTCCTGTTTCAAAAGTGTAAATATAGTCAGTTTTGTTCCATTGGCTTGGACGCCAGTATCCTTGTTCCTCCATGATGTTTTGAAAATCCCTGATTGCTCCTCTTTTCAAATGTGGAAAAGTCTCAGAAACGACGGAAATAAGTTCGCTCTTGCCTGTTTGGGCATAATCAATCAACCACATCAAAATACCAATAGTTTTGCCGGCCGCTGTTCCGCCAGCAACGGCTTTAATTCGGTTAGGAGTTTTTCCGATTTGGATTATTTTGTTGACTGCTGTCGTTCTCTGCATTTCTGCTTGCTCCGCCTAAAATTGGCTGGATGTTGAACTGCTGGGCAATAGTTGGTGTTGCCGGCTGCTGTAATTCTCTAACCGTTTTATATAGCCCAACCAATTCGTAAAACCTTGCTCGTCCTATTTTCTTTCTTATTTCCTCATAAGCCAAGCGGGCTAATTCAAAATCCTGCTCCAAGTAAATTTTTTTAATCGTATCTTTAAATTGTCCCCACTCATCGTCTAATTCTTTCTTTCGATATCTTGAAACAGTATCCTTGTCAATTCCCATAATCTTGGCAATCCTTCTCACTGAAAAACCAAGTTCTGTGTAAGCCTGAACCGTTGCATGTTTTGCCGGAGGCGGAAGTTCTTTTATCTTTTCCTTTGCTGCTTTTTTTGCTGCCATTTCCCTAATTTTATCATATTTTTTTTCCCTCTTGACAAAAGGCAAGGGGTATGGTATTTTAAAAATAAAAAGATAGGAATTAACAACGAAACATGAACATTAAACTTAAAGCAAAAGCCCTACGACTAAAATCAATCCTCAATAAAATCAACGATTGCTCGTATGCTTATGACCAAATAAATAGGCAACTACCACTCTCTCAAGTAAATAATGACGACGACCTTCTGGCCCTTATCTCAACTTATGAACAACTAATCATCGATTTAGTTAATTTTCTACAAACTACGAACTATGGCAAAAAGAACCAAGAAAAAACCAATAGTTGACCCACGAGGCTATTTTTTGGTCTGGAGAAAAATCTGGGAAAATCCTATCGGCTCAAGAGCCAAATACTTGGCGGTCTTTCTTTATATCCTTTCCCACGCAAACACGACCGAAAAGAAAATTATCATAAACAACGAAACCATAACAATTAAGAGGGGTCAATGGCTGGGAAGCCTCCGACAAATAGCAAACCATTTTGAACTTTCCACCGGAACTGTCTCTTATATACTCAAATACCTAAAAGTTGAACACATTGTTGAACACACAACGACAAAGAAATTTACCCTATTTACCGTGCCAAACTTCGACAAGTATCAACCCCACTTTGAACACAAATTTGAAAACAAATTGAAACAACTAATAAAAGATAATAAAGATATATATAATATATATAAAGGGGGAAAAGGTAAAACGGAAGGGGAAATCCGCAAAACGATGGACTATCTAAAACCAAACCATATATCCCTTATAAGTAAAAAAATATCCTTAGAATTTGGAGTTAGCGAAGAGTTCGTTAAAACCGAAGCCTCTATAGCGCTAGACTGGCTAGTAAGTAGAGGCCGCCGCTACAAGGACTACGCCGCATTTTTTAGGAATTGGCTTCGGAAGGCAATTAAACTCAATCCCAGCGTAGTAAAAAAAGACAAACCCGCCGGCTTTGTCTCTGCTAAAGAATTAAAAGAAAGGGGTCTACTATGAACCTGAAGGAAATTTTTAAAAAAATGGAGCAGCAACGGAAAAAACTGGAAGTGCTTCCCACCGGCTTCCCTACTCTTGATGAGGTTTTAGATGGCGGCTTTTTTAAGAAGGAACTGGTAGTGTTGGGAGGCTTTACCGGAAGCGGGAAAAGTTTTTTAGCCTCGCAGTTATCCTTGAACCTGCTTCAAAAAGGTTTTAATGTTTCCTATTTTTCCCTAGAGCTTTCGACTGAAACTCTAATCTCAAGAATGCTTGGGAGTTTGTCTGGGCTAAAGCCTTCAAGAGTTTGGGGCGGTTGGCTGACTGAAGATGAACTTCTCAAAAAAAACGAGGCCATCGCTACCCTTTCTATCTATGAGGACAACTTATCAATTTTTGACGACATCTATTCTTTAGATGAAATTCTGAAAAGAATTAAAGCAGACCGGCCAGATTTTGTAGTAGTGGACTTTATTCAAAATGTTATTACATCTGGAGACGAATACGAAAGAATGAGCCGGGTATCCTTAGAATTCCAAAAAGCTGCTAAGACAACCAATTGTTGTATTTTAGTTTTGTCTCAATTATCAAATAGAGCAGCGAGAGAAGGAGGGGAAGCGCCGACAATTGAATTCAAGGGAGCAGGGACAATTGCGCAGGTAGCAGATTTAGGCTTCTTGCTTTTGCCTCAGCAGGAGAGGAAATTTACTTTAGCCTTGCGAAAAAACAGGCGGGGAATTAGCCGGGTTTCCTTTAATTTAAAATTCAATTTTCCCGGAGGAGCAATCAATGAATGCGAAGAATAAAAGAAAACTAAAACTTTTGAAGCAATATACCGAAAAGCTGATTGAAACTCTAGATGAAGGCACTGAACTTTTTATTACCGAAAGACCGCATCTCCAGAAAGTCTTAGAGGAGCAGGGAGAAAATTTTTCTCCGCCAGAAGGAGACATCAAAAGCCTAAAACAGCAAAACCGGTTAAAAATTGAAAAGATTTTAGAACAAGCAGAAAAAAATCTTTAAAGTGAAATACAAGCCGATAATAACCAAGAAAGCAATAATTTTCCATCTCTACAAGCCGATTTACGGCTCATTCTACGCTATCTGGGAAAAATGGCTGAAGATAGCCAAAGAAAGAAATTTACACATTGTAATTTATACCAAAGAAGGAAAATCAACCTTTACCTACTCTTCCTATATGAAAGGCGCTAAACGATTAGAAAGATATTTCAAAAACCCGGACGAGCCGATGATTTTCTGGGGAAGGGATTTTCTTCCGGAAGTAAAGAAGCGCCAAGAAAGAAAGAAAAAAGAAAAAGAAATTTTAGTAAATTTTTTTGATATCTTTTCTAAACTACCGGAAGCAAAAAGAGAAGCAATTAAGAACAGGATAAAAAATGCCAAAATCAAAAGTGCCGAAATATAGGGATTTTTTGGGGCTTGACAAATAGAAAGCGGTATGGTATTATATCAATCAGAATGGTAAAACAAAAACAAATCCTACCATCAGAAATAGCAAGGGAACTCGGAAAGCGGGGAGGAAGAAAAGTTGCCGACAGATACGGCAGAGAATACTTTAGCCGGATTGGCAAATTAGGAGCAAAATCACGCTGGAGTAAAGCCAGCGAGAAAGAGGAAAAATGAACCCAATAGCTGCCCTATTACTAACACTAACACTTCTTTACCTCTTAAACAGGGGATTAACTTCTCTTGAGAAATTCAGGAAGAAAAAATATCACCGGGAATATATGAGAAAATACCGCTGGAAGAAAAGGCTTGAAAAGAAAAAAGCCTTGAGGGAATGGCGGGGAAAAACAATCAAAGTAAACGACAAGAATAAGCCTTATTACATAGTTCGAAACTGGTAAAAATGAAGAAAAAAGACTATCTGAAATTACTTATTCAACTTTTCGAGGATGCTTTAGATGACTTAAATCAATTCTCAATTGAGAATGATGACTGTTTTAACGATGAGTTAACCATAATTGAGCAAATGTTAAAAAAAATAAAACGAAAGGAGATTGAATAAATGGCAGACAGTTATTACAAAGAAATGAAGGAAGTTGCCGATACCTTTTTAGAACCCAACGGATTGCCGGAAGCACCGGCTTCAGCCACAATCAGAGTTTGGATTGACGGCTACGGAGTATTGCTTACGATGAGGTCTGAAAAAGTAAAAGATGTTGTTAATAAAATTTTAACGGTAGTTAAAATAGCCAAAGAAAAAGGCTGGAAGCCTACCTGGAAGGAAGAAGAAGAAAAAAAGGAAGTGCCAAGACCAAAAAAGCAATGTAGTAAATGCGGCTCAGAAATGGTTTTCCGGAGTGGAGAAAAAAATGGACGGAAATGGTCTGGTTGGTTTTGTCAGAATAAGTATTGTGGTAATGTTGAATGGGAAAGGTCTCAAAAATAGGATATATGTTAAAAAATATATATATCTTTAATTTTTATGAGGCTAAAAGTTATAAAATTTTTGGCGAAAACAGACAAAGATGATATATGGTACTATCGCAAAAGAAAACGGGCTTTTTTGGCGAGGTTACGAGGCTGTAAATTTCCAAAAATGCGTGTTTTAGTTAGATATATAGACGACAAGGACGAATACCCGAAAGGAGCAAGGCTGGAAAATGACACCGGCTGGTATGAAAACAAACGAAGATTATATCAAGCAGTTAAAACTTTTTTGGAGGAATGTTAATGAAGTGTGAAGTTTGCCAGAAAGAAATTACTAAAGGAACAGCAAGATATTCGCTGAACGCTTTTGGCAGGGAATTATGTTTTGAGTGCCAGAAAAAAGAAAGGCTAAAAAGATATCCGGAAAAGTTAGCAGAGTTTTTAAACAAAAAGACAGACCTTTTTGCCCACGAGGGGCGGGGTGGCTCTTCTGATTTGGGCAGGTAAAAAAAGCGACCCCGTGCCTTGTGGGCGAAAGGGAGAAAATGAAATATGAAACGAAAAAAACAAAATCCGTATTTACGCTTGGGCATAAAAGCCATAGTTATATTTTTGCTTTTAGTTTTATTAAGCGGCTATGTTAGACACACTCATGAAAATTCTCTTGACCGTAGGTTTTTTGACGGTATTTCCTTTGCTTTATCGGTTAGAGAAGCAACTGGACGAGAGGGAGCGCCAACTCCAACGCCAAAACAAAAAACAGAAAGAGAAGAAATCGAAGAATTCGGACAAGAACTCTTCGGGGAAGACTGGGAACTCTTTAAAAGAATTATCGCTTGCGAGTCAAGTTGGGATGTTAAGGCATTTAACGGGGCAGACACAGGGCTGGCTCAAATCAATCGGGTTCACGGGATTGCGCCGAAATGGCTTAAAAACTGGAAAATAAACCTTTTAGTTGCCAAACAGTTATTTGATGAACAAGGGACAAAACCCTGGAACGCCAGCAGAAACTGCTGGGAAAAGGAGGAAAGATGAAAATAATTAAACTAACAGATGAACAATTTGAGAAAGTAAAGGCTGTATTATCTGAGGTGGAGAAAGAAAAATCTAAGTCAAAAACCGTTATTTATAAAATTGATGGTTCTGTTTTATATGAGTCAGAAAAGGAAACTTTAAAAG